TTCTACCGTTGGTGTTTCTTCTGTTTCTTCTTCATCTTCGATGGGATTGATATTGAATGTTTCTTCTAGTTTCTTCGTCATTTCTTTTTCCTCGGCTTTTTAGCTTTAGGCTGTTTAGTATTTGCATATATATCACCTTCGTTCAATACTCTGAAACGCATACCTCTCTTTTTTGCCCACTTAGTAGCTGCTTCCCATTTTGCATAGTTCACTACTACTTGTTGCTGTTCGCCTCTCTTACGTGCAAACTCAGGACGGCTTTGTGATGCTGGTTTAATCTCAATCACTTCTGCCAACTTGCGTCCACCTGCGTCTATATACGTAATTATAAAATCAGGAACGTATACGGTTAACTTACCTGTTAATGGATGCATGTAATTTATCTTTACAGGTTCACTTGCCCACGCAACTACGTTAGGATTGTTGTCACAGAATTGCATAAATGTATATTCCCACCCACTTCTAAATGTTGGGGAACCTACACCTGCATATTTTTGTGGGTTTTGGACTTTGTATTTGCCCTGATGGTATTTACTCATTTGATAATCGTTCTAGATACGATGTCACTTGATGTTCTTTTAATAACTCTACCTGTTTTGTAACCTTTAATTGACACTGTATTAGTTAAAAACTCGCCTAGCTCATTCAATGAAAAGTCATTAAAGTCTTCTACTAAATTTTTAACAGGTACGCCAATTTCTTTAGACATCGTGTTTAGTTTATTAGCAAAGTCTTTTGCTGCTATCTCTGACATACCACGTTTTTGTAATTTTGCTACAATAATATCAATGTTCATCTTAATCTTCCTCTAATCAGATTAGTTAAACTTGAAATAGCATTTTGTTTTTGTGCCTTTGGCGAAGATGTTGAGCCACCAACAGGTGTATTACTTGTAGGTTTTAGATTATTTGATGTTCTTGTGTTATTGATAAGACTATCACGAATCAAATCACCTGCTACGCCAAATTTTGATTGTGAACCAATTTGCAAGCCTTTTAACGCACCTATACCACTGTTACCAAGAATGCCTTGTGTAACATTTCGTGTTACATTATTAATGTCTGGGCTTCTTCCGTTAAAGAAAGATGTAATTAACTCGTTTCTAATAGAAGATGCTAGATCAGTACTACTATAAAAATCGCCACCTATTTGTGATGTATATGTTGAGCCACCAATCTGTGGAATTTGATTTATATTTGGAACTTGTGTACTCGGTTCATATTGATTCTGATATGACTCGTTTCTTTGTGCAGCCATACGACTTGCCGCATACTGATTATGTGCTTGCTTAGTCATAATTTGTGTATGTAAATCACTTGCTGCTTTTTGCTGAGAAGCTATATCGACTGGTTTATATTCAATATCTGATGTAGACGCACGTTCTGCTGTTTCTGTCATTTCGGGACGCACAGCAACGGGTGCCATGGCATATCTTGCTTCCATAAAGTCAGCAATAGCACGTTCTTTATCTTCATTAGTTGCGTTTCTATCATTTTCAACTTGTTTCATTGCTTGATAGAATTTTTGAAGGTCTGCTAGTTGCTTTTTTTGATTAGCTTCATTAGCAGCATCTCTTGCCATTTTATCAGCATCAGCATCTCTAGCAACCTCATTGATTTCTTTTTTGAATTTTAGATTTTCTCTTAGTCTGCTAGTGACAAAATCGCTATTATCTACCGATAAGTCTTCTAGAATAAACTCTAAACCTTCCTGCATCCATCGTGGGACAGCAGGTGGTTGTGTTGGAGTACCAAAAATAACATTCTCTGGCTGTAAACTAACAGAAATAGTTCTTAAACCACTTTGCGAATAATCGCTTTCTGAGAATGTTATATTTGTTACTACAGGATTAACTAAAACAATGCGCTGAATAAAACCGTTACCACTATCAAACGATCCAAAGAAATGGTATACTGTAACTTTGTCAAAGTTTTTGTGTGATGCTATAGAAGAACCAGCAGGAAACTTTCTACCTGAGTTGATTTCTTCGATTGTAGATTCCATATTACCTGCATCTACATTAAGACCAGAATTCTTAAATAATTTCGCATAGATGTCTTTTGCGAAAATCATAGTCTTTCCATCTACCGTATCATAAAATGTTACAGTTACTTCTGAAAAGTCTACTCTTGTTGGAATATATTCACGCTTGCCATATCTGTCGATAGGCTGCGTAGTTGTGTTGATAGTGATTGGCGAAACGCTTTGCGCTTGTCCTGAAATATCATTGACTGAACCTGTTGTGTTTGTGAATTCAACAAACCATTGGTCCGACTGCTTAGGGGCAGAGGTAATTGGAGATTCGGGTGCACCACCAAATCCAAAACGTTTTCTCGCACCTCTGCTATCTGCTAAGATAGTACCAGCTGTACGTGCCTCTGCCTCCCTACGTGTCGCCATTCACTTTATCCTTTATTAGCCTAGGATTGACGAGTTATTTGTAAATGTCTGACCTGGCATAATGTCATCATCTGTAAATACTGCGTTATCGTACTGTAGTGTTAGTGCGATTGTCACTGGGTCTGATACTGAGTAGTCAGACTGTGAATAGTCAGCGTTTTGTAAGAAACAACCTTCTAGTTGCCACTGTTCAATTGGAACACCATCATTGCCATTCAGCATTTCAACAAATGTTGAAAACTTGTAGTTAGTACCTGCTGCTGGACCTGTTTGGTTTTTGTGGTCTAACTGTGATTGTAGTTGACGACCTACTAGCTTAGTTAGATTGTTCGCAATATCATCACGTAGTGTAATTGTAATTGGTTCCCATGTGTGCTTACCCATCATATACATACGTGAATTGTATGAATCTACTGGGATTGATTCGTGCGTAACTTTTGGACGAGTTACATTCATCACTTGACGTGTGAATTCTTGTGTCGCTGTCCCTACGCCGCCGAAACCTGCTACTTGAACACGGAAACGATAGTTTAGTTTAGGCTGTAGAATACCGGTGCCTGTACCTGTTGAGTCTGTAGGTACACCGAAATTACTTAGTGTTCTTGCCATTTTATGTCTCCTAATATAGTTTGCAAACTAATTTGTTAGTTATACAAGTATTTATCAGTTATGTTCGATATTAAAGTTGTAGTTAATAAAAAACCCCTCCGAAGAGGGGTTTCTTGTTAAATTATGTAAGAACTATTATAGTTCTTCACCTGTGTTACGAATACGTAGTGGGATATAGATAAATTCAACTGATTTAACTGGTTGAATTGCTACATCTACCCATAGCTCGTTTCTATCGATACGTGCTGGTGTATTGTTTGATTCGTCACATACTACTAGGAAGTCGTATAGACCACGCTCTGATACTAGTGTACCACAGAAACGTTCTACCGCGTCACGAATATTGTCACGTGTGATTTTGTCATTCTGTTCGAATAGGAAACCACGTGATAGTAGGTCAAGGTTATAGCGCATATAGTTAACTAGACGTGCTACGTTAATACGATCCATTGCTGAAGCGAATGACTGTAGTGTCTTCTGACCATATACCACTAGACCTGTGCCTGGCATATCTGCGATTGGGTTCATACGGTTCATATATAGAACGTCACGTTGACCTTCTGATAGACGTACACGTACAAATTCGTTCTCGTTATTTACATAACCAACTGCTGATGCGTTTGTTACTACACCGCGTGTTAGACCTGCTGGGGCGAACCAAGGGAAAGATACTTGGTCTGAGAATGCGATTGTACGTAGTGCTAGTGCTGAAGCTGGCATTACAACATCGTTACCTGATAGGTCTGTTGATAGACCGTGTGGGTAGTAGATACCTGCATATGCGTC